GCTAATCTACTAGAGCGCAATGCTCCTAACATGGACAGATGGCTCAATGAAGTAGCTCAAGATGATCCTTATAAAGCCTTAGACTTAATGAATAAGCTAAGTGAATACCATATACCTAAGCTGGCTAGGACTGAGCTGACTGGTGCTGATGGTGGGCCACAACAGCATAATGTGACATGGCAGAAATAGTCATACCTTATAAGCCTAGAGAGCTACAGAAGCAGATACATGAGGCTGTAGATAACCATAGGTTTACTGTTGTAGTTGCCCATAGAAGATTCGGCAAGACTGTAAGTGCTATTAACCATTTAATTAAGGCTGCCATTGAGTGCAATAAGCCCAACCCACGATTTGCCTATATTGCTCCAACTTATGCTCAGTCGAAACGTGTGGCTTGGGATTATCTGCTGGAATTTACTCGTCCTCTTGGGGCTGTGGCTAACATCAGCGAGCTTAGGGTTGATTTTTGGGGGCGTCGTATTAGTCTCTACGGCTCTGATAATGCTGACAGCCTTAGGGGCCAGTATTTTGATGGTGTTATCTTAGACGAGATAGGCGATCAGAACCCTAAGATATGGAACGAGGTTATCAGGCCAGCACTAGCGGATAGGAATACTGAAGATAGCCCTACGTGGTGCTTATTCATTGGCACACCTAAAGGTAGGAATCACTTTGCAGACTTTAGGGACAGGGCTAAGACTGCTGAAGGATGGACGCTACTAGAGTTTAAGGCTAGTGATACTAAGATACTGGCAGAAAAGGAACTCCAAGATGCTCGCAAGGAAATGGGGGACGATCGATATTTTCAGGAATTCGAGTGCAGTTTCGATGCAGCCATTCAAGGGAGTTATTTTGGGCAGATTATCAACGATCTTGAGGCGAAGAACCGATTCACCACTATTGAGCGTGATGACTTATGTAAGTCTTATGTTGCTTGGGATTTGGGGATTAGCGATTCTACTTCTTTGTGGGTTGCTCAGGTGGTTGGAAAGGAAGTACGCCTCATTGACTTTACGGAGAACCACGGAGTCGGTCTGGACTGGTATGTATCCTGGCTTAAAGAGAACAAGTACGAAGGCTTCACGCAGTTCCTTCCTCATGATGTGGAAGTAAGGGAGCTAGGCACAGGAAAGAGCCGTAAAGAGGTTTTACAGGAAGCTGGACTGGATATAACAGTGGCTCCTCGTTTGTCGATTGCAGACGGTATACAAGCCGTTAGAAGGCTATTACCGCAATGCTGGTTCGATCATAAGACTAAGCAAGGGTTAGATGCGCTTAGGAACTACCGCAGGGAGTATAACGAGAAGCAGCAAGTGTTCTATGACAAGCCGCTTCACGATTGGTCTAGCCATGCATCAGACGCTTTCAGATATTTAGCGATAAGTCTTGACGATACTGAGACTTCATGGTCATCAAAGTTGCCAAATAACGTGCAATGGGTTGTATAATTAGTAAAATTCTAGGGGTATTGCATGGAATCGGAAGAAATCAAAGGAATTCTTGAGGCCGAGATCGACAACTCTCTTGGCTTTATTGACTCAGAAACTACAGAAGAACGTCAGAAAGCACTCGAATACTATCTCCGTGATCCGTATGGGAATGAGGTAGAAGGTCGCAGCCAGATCGTAACTGGTGAGGTAGCAGAGGCTGTAGATGGCGCATTGCCACAGCTAATACGAGTATTCACAACCACCGAAGATATTGTCCTATTTGAGCCACAATCGGCTGACGATGAGGCTACAGCTAAACAGGCTACTCAATACTGTAATTGGGTTTTCTACCGTGATAATGCTGGTCTATTAATCCTACACAATTGGTTCAAAGATGCGCTACTTCAGAAGGTTGGAGTGGTGAAAGCCTATTGGAATGATAGTACGGATGTCACTAAGGAAACTTACAATAACCTGACAGATGATGAGATTGCCTTGCTGTTGTCTGACGAATCAATGGAGATCGTCAAGCAAAAGACAGAGATAGTGGACATGGGTGGTGTTCCTATTGCGATGCATAAAGTAACAGTTAAGAAGGTAAAGAATTCGGGGAATGTTGTCATTGAGAATGTTCCACCTGAAGAATTCCTGATAAGTAAGAACGCTAAGACTATTGCTGATAGTCCGTTTACAGCGCACCGTCGTTTAGTCCCACGGTCAGAAATGATTGCTATGGGCTACGACAAAGACACTGTGATGAACTTGCCATCGTATGACGATCTGACATTTAGCCCTGAACGTATTGCTAGGTTTGCAAATGGTGAGGAGCCAGATGACCAGTCTCTTGACCCTTCAATGCAGCGTGTTGAGGTGTATGAGTGCTACATCAAGCTAGACGTTAATGATGATGGCATTGCAGAGCTACGTCGTATTGTGTATTGCGGTAGTGAGATACTGGAGGATGAAGAAACAGATAGCGTCCCATTCCATTCGATTTGCCCTATACCGATACCTCACAAGTTCTTTGGTCAGTCATTAGCTGACAGAACTATGGATATTCAGTTAATCAAGTCTACGGTTACTCGCCAGATGCTTGATAACATTTATTTAACTAACAATGCCCGTATCGGTGCGGTTGATGGTCAGGTAAATATCGATGACTTATTGAACGCTACACCTGGTGGTGTTGTACGGATGAAGAATCCTAACGCTATTGTGCCGATTCAGGTTCCTAGCGTGACAGCTCAGGCTTTCCCTATTCTGGAGTACATGGATAGCGTACAAGCCAAGCGTACAGGTGTATCAGACGCACAGCAGGGATTAAATCCTGACATTCTTAGTAATGTAACGGCTGCGGCTGTAGCTGCAATGACACAGGCCAGCACTGGTAAGTTAGAGCTGATTGCTCGTATATTTGCTGAGACAGGTGTTAAATCATTGTTTCAGGGTATCTTGCAGATGTTGTGTAAATACCAAGATAAGCCTCGTGTTATCCGTATGAATGGTGAGTATGTACCGTTCGACCCGCGTGAATGGTCTAACCAGTATGACGTTTCGATTAATGTTGGACTTGGTTCTGGCAATAAAGAGCAGCAGTTAGCTATGTTGCAGATGATTATCTCTAAGCAAGAGCAGGTATTACAGCAATATGGGCCAGGTAATCCATTGGTAACTGTTGGTCAGTATCGTAATACATTGGCTAAGTTCATTGAGGCTGCTGGCTTTAAGGATGCAGACCAGTTCATGAACAAGATTACGCCGGAGATAGAGGCTCAGTTAGCTGCTCCTAAGCCACCACCACCAGATTCTCAGGCTGAGTTTGCCAAGATGATGGCACAGGTTGAGCAGGAAAAGGCTCAGGTAGCTCGTGAGAAGAATCAGGCTATGTCTCAGATTGACGCTGCTAAGTTGCAGCTAGATCGTCAGAACTTGGAAGCCAGCTATGCTCAGAAGGGCGTAGAGATGGCTATGAAGAACCAGAAAGACCAGCAGGAACTAAAGCTGAAAGAGGCTGAGTTAGCGGTTAAGCAGTTACAGGCTGTGCTGGCTATGGACATTGCTGACGAGGATAGTCGCAATAAACAGGCTGACATTGTTCTAAAGGCGATTAAAGAGATTGGTGCGATAACACGATGAATAAGGCAGATTGGGCTACTAACCTAACGCTTGATCCTAACTGGCAAGAGGTAATGTCAGAGCTTAGGGAAGTCGAGTTATCTAAGTTTACTAATAGCGACTATGGCGACACAGAAGCTAGAGAACAGGCTTACATACGGCTTAGAACGCTAGAGAGTATTACCGATCATTTAGAAGGGCTGAAAGCTCAGAAAGCCATAGATAAAAAGCGTTGGAAGATTTTGTAGTCTGACATGGCAGTTCCATGTAAAATTAAGGAAATAACAACATGAGCGAAACGACTAGCGCGACACCGGAATCCGGTAGCGGAGAGTTGACTGTAAACGAAGCGGCTAACGCTTTCATGGGTTTAATGGGTGGTGACGAAGGCTCCGACGAAGGACAACCAGAAGCACAGGCTCAATCCGATGATGGTGATAGTGAAGAACCTGAAGAAGAATCTTACGATGAATCTGATGGGGAAGAACAGGAAGATAGCGAACAAGAAGGACAGGAACGTACCTACCGTGTGAAAGCTGCCGGTGAAGAAAAGGACGTCACCCTAGACGAGCTTGTTAAGAATTATCAACTTGGCGCGGACTATACTAAAAAATCGCAAGCTGTAGCTGAAGAACGCAAGGCTGTTCAGGCCGAATACCAAGCTGTTCAAGAGGCGAAGCAACTGAGAGATCAGTATGCACAGCGACTCCAAATGATAGAGCAAATGCTTTCACGTGGAGAAGAACCAGAGAATCTTGACTACTTAAAGGAGACCGATCCTATCGGTTACGCCGTAAAGGTAGCGGAACTCTCGCAGAAGGAGAAGCAGATTGCTCAGATTCGTGCTGAACAGCAACGGATTAACGTGCAACAAGAGCAAGACAGGCAGCAGTGGATGTCTAATCTAGTACGACAAGAATCGGAAAAGTTAGCAACTGTGCTACCTGACTATGTTGATCCTGAAAAGGGTGAGGTGCTGAGAAAATCAGTACGCGCCTACGGTAAAGAGTTAGGGTTTTCAGATGAGGAATTGGCAAGCGTTGTCGATTCTCGTCATGTAATTACGTTGTACAAGGCTATGCAGTATGACAAGCTACAGAAGTCAAAGCCTAGTATCAATAAGAAACTAGCTGAAGCACCGAAAGTTATGAAGTCGGGAGTTTCGCAGTCTCGTGATACGAACAACGAGCAGATTAAGAAACTAAAGGCTAAAGCAAGGGCTACCGGAAGGGTAGCAGACGCTGCGGCACTATTTGAACGGTTTATTTAAAGGAAATTATTATGCCTACATATCAAACATTTACCGCTATAGGTATGCGTGAAGATTTGTCCGATATGATCTACAACATATCGCCGACAGAGACACCTATCATGTCGTCTATTGGTAAGACTAAAGCTACTGCTGTTTATCACGAGTGGCAGACTGACTCTCTGGCTGCTGCTACTACAGCTAATGCTGCTGTCGAGGGTGCAGATGCTACGTCTGGCACTATGACTCCTACGACTCGCGTTGGAAATTATACTCAAATCGTTTCTAAGACTGTTCAAGTCTCTGGAACACTGGAGACAGTAGACAAAGCTGGTCGTAAGTCTGAGAAGGCTTATCAGTTGGCTAAGGCTTCACAAGAGCTAAAGCGTGATCTGGAGACTATCATCACTGCTAATCAGGGTAAGTCTGCTGGTACATCTACAGTAGCTCGCACTATGGGTTCACTGCTGTCATGGATCAAGACTAACTCGTCACAAGGTACTAGCGGTTCTGCTCCTGCAACTTCAGGCACTTCGACTCGTACTGATGGTACACAGCGTACTGCTACTGAGGCATTGCTCAAGACTGTTATCGCTTCGATCTTTGATGCGGGTGGTAATCCTAAAGCTGTGTTCGTTGGTTCGGCTGGTAAGCAGAAGGTTTCTACCTTTGCTGGTATCGCAGTTAATCGTTATCAACTAACGAAAGCAGAGCCTGGTGTTATCGTGGGCGCGGCTGATCTCTACGCTAGCGATTTTGGGACTCTGAGTATAGTACCTGACAGGTTCATGCGCGCACGAGATATGCTGATCCTTGATCCTGAGTACGCAGCAATGGCTTTCCTCCGTCCGTTTATGACGAACGAGTTGGCTAAATCTGGTGACAGCGATAAGACTCAGATTCTGGCAGAGGTAACGCTTGAGGTGAAAAACGAGGCTGCTCACGGGATCGTAGCCGATCTTGACTTCTCACTCTGATTTGACGCATGAGCTGATATGAAGTAAGATACTCCTGTGTTAACTCATGGGGGTATCTTATGGAATGTAAATACGATGGTTGTAATCAAATTGCAAAAGGTCGTGGATTTTGTCAAAAGCATTACAAAAGATTAATGAAATATGGGAATTCTGATCCAAGAAAAAACTCTCATGAACCATTAGTTGTTAGATTTTGGATGTTTGTTGATAAAAAAGAAGCTAATGATTGTTGGAATTGGACTGGCAATATTCAGTCAAATGGGTACGGAAGATTTAGTGTTGGTAGTAAAGAAGATGGGTCGGATGGAGCTCATAGGGTAAGTTGGAGATTAGCAAACAATCAGGATATTCCGAAAGGGATGCACATTATGCACAAGTGCGATAATCCTAGTTGCGTTAATCCTAATCATCTTACAATAGGAACTGCTAAAGAAAATACGCAGGATATGATTCGCAAGGGTCGTAAAAAAACAGTAGCACCTTTAGGCGAAGAAAATGGTAAATCATTACTTAATGCTGAAAAGGTTTTATTAATTAGAGCAAGCAATCTTAATCATGCTGCGCTTGGAAGGCAATTAAATGTCTCACCTAATTGCATTAGAGGCGTAAGAATTGGAAGAACTTGGTCACATATTAAATAAATGACAAACTTTAGAAATCAAAAAGTTCATAGGGATGGTGATGGTGGTATCGTCATCGAGACTAACCAAGACATTACAGACATACTTGCTAGAAACAAAGTTCTTCAAGAGGTAGATAAAGCTAGGACAGGCGCAACTGATGACCTGCATTTGATTGGTTCCATACCGTTTACAGCAATAGATAAGTTAAACGAGATGGGCATAATGCGAGGGTTTGCAATTGTAGATGATAAAGCCTTTAGAACATGGCTGAATCATCCAGACCAAGCTGGTTTAAAAATCTATCGGGGAACAGTATGAGAATTGGCGTTTGCGTACCATGTCGTGATGAAGTACATACAGGATTTGCGTTTGATTTTGCCCGTATGTGTGCTCATGATGCGTCAGTTAGATGCAAGGACGGAAAGGGTGGTCTAAGCCTCTATACGATGCCTGGCACGTTGATATTCGACCAGCGTGAGAAGTTGGCTCAGGTGGCTTTAAAAGAGGGCTGTGACGCTGTTCTGTTTATTGATAGCGACATGAGGTTCCCGCATGATTTAATAACAATTATGTTAAGTCGTGAAGTGGACATAGTTGGTGTAAACGCAGTAACTAGACGTAAGCCATCATTCCCTACCGCTAAGTTATTGGTTAAGAGTGAGGATGAAAAGGGAATCAGGCATCATTGGTCGAATGTTGATTCTCGTGGCAAGGAAGGTATGGAGATAGTTACTGCTGTAGGATTTGGTGCGGTAATGATCCGTAAGAAAGTATTTGAAACGCTTACAGTACCGTGGTTTGATGCGGGATGGGGGCCAACTGGTGTAGTGGGTGAGGATGTATTCTTTTGTGTTAAGGCTGGTGATGCGGGTATAGATACCTACGTTGACCATGAATTATCGATGCACATTAGACACATAGGAACGCACGAATATAGTTGGGATGATGTAGATGAGGATGCCTTGAGGGGCGATAATGCCACTAGCTAGTTATTCAGACTTAACCAGTACCATTTCAAGCTATCTAGCTCGTAGTGACTTAGATAGCATTATTCCAACATTTATATCGTTGGCAGAGCAGCGTTTGCGTCGTGAGTTACGTATGCGTCAGATGCTAGTAACTGCTCAAGCGACTACGACAGGTGGTGATTCTACTGTTGGCTTACCTTCTGATTATCTGGAAATGCGAGATATTCATGTGGTTGGTAATCCTAACGGTCAATTGAATTACGAATCTCCTAACGCTTTCTATAAGCGCAACACATCGACTGAATCTGGCTTACCTAAGAGCTACACGGTATTAGCTGCTGAGTTACAGCTTGCTCCTATACCTGATGGTGCTTATGGGTTACAGATGTTGTACTACGCTCAACCTGCTTTTTTAAGCTCCACAAACGCTAGTAACGTATTCTTGGCTTATTGCCCTGATGCGCTGCTTTATGCTGCTTTGGGTGAGGCTGAACCGTATCTAATGAATGATGCAAGGCTACAGACATGGGGTACGTTGTACGAACGTGCAATCAATGCTATATCGGTTGCAGATCAATCTGGTGAATACAGTGGACAACCCATGTCCATGTCTTTTAATTAAGGAATTATTATGGCTGAAATGTCTAACTACTTAGAGAACGCATTACTTAATGTAACTCTACGTGCAACGTCTTACACGGCTCCTGCGGCTGTCTACGTAGGTTTATATACGACTGACCCTACTGACGCTAATACAGGCACAGAGGTAACTGGTGGCTCTTACGCTCGCACTGCTGCGACGTTTGGTGCTCCTAGTAATGGTGTGACTACAAACAGTGGCGCAGTAACATTCCCTACGGCTACAGGTACATGGGGAACGGTTGGCTGGATTGGTATTCTTGATGCTGCTACTAGCGGCAACTTGCTATATCACACACCATTGACTGCATCTAAGTCGATTACTTCAGGCGATATATTTACTATTTCAGTTGGAAACCTTTCTGTAACTTTGGAGTAATTTATGGCACTGGTTATTGCTGATAGGGTTCGTGAGACATCGACCACTACGGGTACTGGTACGCTGACTTTAGCTGGTGCTGTATCTGGTTTTCAAACATTTAGTACAGCTATTGGCAATACTAATACCTGTTACTACACTATCGTTAATGGGTCAGAGTTTGAGATCGGTCTAGGTACTGTGGGTGCTGGTACTTTGGCACGTACTACGGTACTAAAGTCATCTAATTCTGATGCTGCTGTTAATTTCAGTGCTGGCACTAAGGATGTATTTGGTACGTATCCTGCTGATAGAGCAGTGTTAACTGATATTTCTCAAACATTAACTAATAAAACTTTAACATCGCCTACGCTTACTACTCCAGTATTGGGAACTCCTACGTCTGGCGCATTAAGTAACTGTACGGCTGATGGTACTAATGGTGTTGGCTATCGTAATATTCCCAACTCAGGGGCTAAAACGTCTAGCTACACTTTAGTTGCTAGTGATGTAGGTAAGTTTATTGAATTAGGAACTGGTGGCTCTGTTGTAGTTCCTGCTTCGGTATTTGCTGCTGGTGATGCAATTAGTATCTTTAACAACACATCAGGTTCTATATCAAACACTTGCTCTGCTGTAACAACAGTTTACAAGGGTGGTACAGATGCGGATATTGCTTCTTTTAGCGTGACTACACGAGGTGTAGCTACTATTCTGTTTATAACTGCCACAGTTGCTGTAGTTACAGGAAATCTAGCATGAGTGGAATTATGCTTAATATGCTTGGTAATACTTTTGCAGCTCCTGAGATTGTTGTTGAATATCTTGTCGTAGCTGGTGGCGGTGGTGGTGGCAATAATACGGCAGGTGGTGGTGGCGCAGGTGGATTCAGAACTGCTACTGGCTTTACCGTTTCTACTGGAGTGTCACTAACTGTTACTGTTGGTGCTGGCGGTGGACAAAATACAAATGGCAGTAATTCTGTATTTAATACCATTACTTCAACAGGTGGCGGTAAAGGTGGTGAAGAAGGTGTGGCAAGCGGCACTGGTGGTTCTGGTGGAGGCGGTGCTTATAATGGTAATGGCTCTGCTGGAACATCCGGTCAAGGAAATGCTGGTGGTAATGGCAATGCAGGTGGTGGTGCTCCTTATGCTTGTGGTGGCGGTGGAGGAGCGGATGCAGCAGGTCAAACTGGAATAGCGACTGGCGGCGGAACTGGTGGTGCTGGCGGCAATGGAAAAGCATCATCAATTTTAGGATCGTCAACTACATACGCTGGTGGTGGTGGTGGTGGTGCATACGCCGTATTAGGTGGAGTAGCGGGGGCTGGTGGCTCTGGTGGTGGCGGTGCTGGTAGTGCTAATGCAACCGCAGCGACTAGCGGAACTGTAAACACTGGTGGTGGCGGTGGCGGCGGTGGAGCAGGAGGTCTTGGTGTTGGAGGAAGTGGCGGCTCTGGCATAGTAATTATTTCCTCTCCAGTGGCAGCAGCTTCTACGACAGGATCACCCACAGTTACAACCGTTGGATCAAATACTGTATACAAATTTACAGCTTCGGGTTCAATCACATTCTAAGGTAACAAATGGCTCACTTTGCACGACTAGATGAAAACAACATAGTGACTCAAGTTATTGTTGTACATAACAATGAATGTCTTGATGCAAATGGCAACGAGTCAGAAGTTGTTGGTATTAATTTTTGCAATAATCTGCTTGGTGGTGTTTGGAAACAAACTAGCTATAACGGGAAAATGCGAAAGAATTATGCTGGTATAGGATATACGTATGACGAAAATCGTGATGCGTTTATACCACCAAAGCCTTATGCATCATGGCAATTAAATGAAGATACGTGCCTTTGGAATCCACCTATTCCTAAACCGGATGATGGTAATTTTTATACATGGAATGAAATTACAGTATCTTGGGATCAACCGGAGTAACAAATGCTAGGATTTTATCCATTATCGTCTGCTGCAATATCAACTAGTACAACTGGTTTAATTGTAGTTGGCGATGCTGCTGTTAATGCGCTTGCTACTGTTGCGTGTTCTGGTAACGGAGTATTTTCAGGGTCAGCGTCAATTACTGCATTAGCTACGGTTGCAGCTAGTGGTAACTATATTAGAGATGGTGATGCCCAGATAATTGGTAATGCTTACGTTGTTGCAGTGGGCGCAAATGCGCTAGGTGGTTCAGCAAATATCAATACGCTAACGACTGTGAGTTGTTATGCCAATGGATCATACTCAGTATCGACAGCCATATCTGGTAAGTCTACTGTTACCACTATAGGTACAATTATAGGTGAGGAGTGGGTAGATATAACTCCATCAACAAATACATGGATAAATATATAACATGGCAACAAAAATCATATTTGGTGAGTGGCTTCCAGATCAGCCTGGTATCACTGGTGTAGTAACAGAGGCTAAGAACTGTATTCCAGTTTTTAACGGCTATGAGCCAATGAAATCAGAGGCAGATTTGAGTGGTAGTGCAGGTCAGACGCTATTAACTGCGTTTGCTGGTAAGTACGCTCAGACATCGACGTTATTTGCTGCTGGAGCAACTCAGATATTCAAATACAATAATTCCACTAGAGCATTAACTGCCATGACTACCACTGGCTATATAGGTATTGAAACGTGGGATGTTGTGCAGTTTGGTGATGTAATGCTTGCTGCTAATGGCGTTAATAAGATTCAAGCAGTTGATTTAAATACAGCGAATAACTTTGCTGATGTTGCTGCTGCTGCTCCTACTGCTAAGTATATTACTGTGGTGCGTGATTTTGTTGTTGCTGCTAATGTAACTAATTTTGAGAACAAGGTTTACTGGTCTGATATTAACGACGAGACTAATTGGACTCCTAGTGCTACAAGTCAATCAGATACCCAAGTAATCGCAGATGGTGGCGATATTATAGGTCTAGCTGGTGGTGAATATGGGCTAGTGTTGTTAGAAAAAGCTATCTACCGGATGAGTTATATCGGTAGTCCTTTGTTCTTCCAGTTTGATGCTATCTCTCGTGGTATTGGTTGTTTATCTAATGGAAGCATTGTTCAATATAACGGATTGTCTTATTTTTTAGCTAACGATGGATTCTATGTCTGCGATGGTCAGTCAGTTAAGTCTATAAGTGCTGGCAAGGTAGATAAATGGTTCTTTGATAATGCTGATCCTAATGATTTTAATATAATGTCATCGGCTGTTGACCCTGTAAGACGCTTAATTGCTTGGTGTTTTACTAACGTATTTGCTAGTAAGTTAATTTTGATATATAGCATTGATACAGGTAAATGGTCGTATGTTGAGACTACTGCTTCTGCTGTAGCTATAGCTATTACGCCATCCGTAACGCTAGAAGGATTGGACTTATACAGTACCAGTATTGATGCGTTGCCAGTATCGCTAGACGCTCGTCAGTGGGCAGGTGGTGATCCATTGTTTGCTGGTGTATCAGGCCAGAAGATTATTACATTTGGCGGTTCTAATAAGACTGCATCTATTGTTACTGGTGATATTGATATTGGCAGGTCTGTAATTACGCTTGCTAGACCTAAAGTAGATGATGGTTCTGCCTCTGTTGCTATATCGGCTAGAAGTAGTCTATCGGATGCTATTAGTTATACGACTCCGGTAGCTGCTGATTCTGAAGGTAGAGTCCCACTAAGGTCTGCTGGTAGGTATATGAGAGCGCAGGTTATACCTACTGGTACATGGTCTACGTGTGTCGGGGTAGATGTTGATATTGTTCAGCAGGGTGGCAGATAATGCAATTTAAGTCATTGCCTCCGTTTGGTGGAGATCAGCGAGCTGTTGCTGAAGTTGTCCGTGGGGTTATGGATGGCAAGACGAATAACACTGGATCAATTACACTAGCTACAGGAAATGCTACTACAACAACGCTGTATAACGAGCGTATAGGCTACGACAGCCTTATTTTCTTTGTTCCTATATCTGCTGCTGCTAATGCTGATTCAATGCCGTATGGAGCGTTTCAGGACTCTACAAACCAGACTGCGGCTAGTACAACAGCAGCTTATGCTATTACATTAAATACAACTGACTACTCCAATGGAGTATATGTATCTAATAGTTCTAGGATGAATGTTAGAAATGCAGGTGTTTACAACTTGCAATTTTCTATTCAATTCAAAAATACGACAAATAGCAGCCAAGATATAGATGTATGGTTTAGAAAGAATGGTACGGATATAACGGCTTCTAATAGTCGATTTGGCGTTCCGGCAAGACATAGTTCAGGTGATCCTAGTCATTTTATTGGTGCATTGAACTACTTTATTGAATTAGCAGCAAATGATTACCTTCAGATAATGTGGCGTGTTACTGATACGGCTGTAAGTATTGAGGCATTTGCGGCAGGGACTAGCCCGACTAGACCGGCAGTTCCTAGTGTAATTACTACAGTTAATTATGTTTCTCCTAATGCATCATCGAATATATATGTTTCTAGCAGACAACAAGGACAAGCTACTATATCGCATTGGGCGAATAGCACAGCGGATAAAACATACGGATACATTATTGTCGGCTAATGGAAATTAAATATATAACTCCGCAAGAATTGCGTGAATGGTGGCCTTCAATTAAGCCGGGCTTAGAAAATGTTAAAGCTAAAAGCCCTGAGAATTGGATTGTTGAAGATGTGTATTGTGATTGTTTTAACCAAAAATCAATGATTTGGGTTTTGCTTGATGAAAGTAAGGTAATTGGTTATTGGGTACTACAGCCAAACGGTCAGGAGTTACACGTTTGGGCTGGTTGGGCGTTAGAAAATAGACATGATAATCTTGAAATTGGTTTAAAATACATAAAAGACATTGCTAGTCAATGTAATGCAAAATATATAACATTCTCTAGTCATAGACGTGGCTGGGATAAAAGGGCTAAAACATTGGGTTTTCGTCCTCGTTTATGGATATGTGAGGTTTAATATGTCTGGTGGATCAAGTGGGCCAAGTTTCACCCCAACTCAAACAATGCTTGACCCTGAATTGCGTCCTCGTGTAGATAAGGCGTTAAGTGAGGCTGAAAGGCTTTATGAACTAGGTGGGCCAGAATATTACACTGGTCAAAACTATATCTCTCCTAGTGCACAAACCACTTCAGCATTGGAATTAGCAACAACTAGAGCAAAGGCAGGAAGTCCATTATTGCGTGGTGCTCAAGGCTCTATTCAAAATCTAATGGGTACTCAAAGCCCTTATGAATCTCAATATGCTGGATTAGCAAGTGGTGGCTATGTTGACCCTAATAAGTCATTTTATGAATCATTGAAAGCAGGTGAAATCCAGAATGAGGCTTTAGCTGGTACTAGAGCAACATCAACAGGCAAGTATTTAGGTGGTAGTCCATACCTTGAAAGCGCATTGGCTCAAGCTAATCGACTGTCTACTGAATCCTTACAAGAGGGTATTCGTGGGTTACAAAGTAAAACATCAATGGCTGGTCGTTATGGCTCTGGTGCAGAGCAACAATTAGCTACTAAGATGGGTGATGCTGCTGCTCGTGCTTTAGCGGAACAGAATCAACAAGCATACTTGCAAAATTACCAACAAGAACGCGCATTACAAGAGCAAGCATTGCAGTCATTAGGTGGGTTATCTCAGCAAGAACTAGTGAACAGAGTAACTGGTGCTACAGGTCTTGGTACGGCTGCACAGCAAGCGTTTGCTAATCAAATGTCTGCATTGTCTGGTGCTCAGGGAGTACGTCAATCTGATATAGCTACACAGTTACAAGCTGCTGGAATGGCTCCTGGTTTAGCTGCTGCTGACTATGCTGATATAGATCGCTTATTGGCTGCTGGACAGGTAAGTGAAGGATACACGGCAGATATGCAAAGAGCAGCTAAAGAAGAATGGGATTATAAAGCTATGCTGCCTTATCAAACGCTACAAAACTACGGTGCGTTTATTACTGGATTACCTCGTGGTGGTATTACTAAAGAATACAAAGCTCCTAAAGGTGAAGCAGGTTCTACTACTACTGCTAGGTCAGGCAATTCATCTAACAATCCTCGTGGATATGATGTTTACGGTGAATATGGTTATTATGGTTGAAATTAAGCATCAATTTGATGGGGTAAATTATGGCTGATCCAATTACTTTAGCTGCTGTAGGTTCTGCAATGGCTACTCCTGCTGCTGCTGGTCTCGCTACTGGCACTATGGCTGGCACGATGCTTGGTGGTGCTACTCTTGGTGCTGGATTGGCTCCGACTCTTGGTTCAACTGCTGCGTTAGGTGCTGCTGGTACTGCTGCTTTAGCTAATCCGTTAATTACAGCGGGTGTTAATGGTGCTTTGACTGGTAACACTCTGCTTGATCCCAATATAGCTGCATTTCAAGGCAATCAGATTGGAGCTATGAATCCTCCATATATTGAACCTGCATATGTTGTTCCTGAAACAGTTACATCATTAACTGGAAATGTTGGTGGAATGACTGATATGTCAGGTGCATTTCAATCAATTCCTATGCCAGCAGTTAGTAACGCATCAAGCTATACAAGCGCACTTGATCCATCGCTTTTCCAGCAATATAGTGCTGCTGACTTTGGCCCACCTGCTCCTACATTTACTCAATCTGCAATGAATACATTAGGTAATGTTAGAGGGTTAATGAGTGAAAACCCTGCGCTTACCAATTTAACGATGAATACAGCGCGAGAAATGATGCGACCTGAACCTCCTCCGCAAGTATTGCAAGCACCACCTATTCAAAGTGGTCAATTTGCTCCTGTTAATTTTGCGAGTTTATTGAATAAAAGACAGCCAATGCAGCGTAGAACTTCGTTGTTAGGATAACTATGGCAACTTTAAACGATCTTAATATTTTTAGTGCTGTTCCTTCTTATTATGAGGGATTACTTGGCGCACAAGAAACGGAAGCACTACGAAACAGAGCTAATACACAAGGCTTACTAGGTGCTGCTATAGGCTTACTAGGCGGCATGGGAACTCGTGGCACTAGTGCTGCTCAAAACATAGCTGCTGCTCTTGGTGGTGGCTTACAGTCATCACAAGGGGCTGTACAGCAGGGTATAACTAACTTTAGCCAAGCACAGCAATTAGCTCAAGCAAGATTAGCTCAAGAACAGGCTAAGATTGGATACGAACAGGCTGCATTGGTACGTCAGGACGTTGCTAGAGTAATGCAAATGCCTGAAGTGGCAAGTAATCCTGCTTTGGTTGCATTATTGCGTTCTGATCCAGCAAAAGGTCTAGCGTGGATTAACGAGAACATGGCTGTAATGAAGGCGTATGAGCCACAAGTTGCACAGACAGCACCTCAGTCTGGAGTTGCTGCACAATCAACTTTCACTGGTGTTACTCCAGAAGGTGGAACAAAACAACTTCCTCCTGTTTCTATAGAAGGAAACGGATCACCAGCACAAATTGAAATAAATAGATTGCAAACAGCTAATCAGCGTCTAACTGGGTTGGCGGGTGAGACTGCACGAAAGGCTATTGAAAGTAACTTAAAGCAAATTGATGCACTTAAAAAACAACAAATGGAGGAGAGTGTTCAAAGTTTTGATTTTAGTGCAATTAGAAATGCCGTAAATCCTAACTTATTGCCTCAAGTTGATAGCTTGCAACGTCTAGCTGATACAGGCCGAATAACAGCTAAAGATTTGCAGGATGGTCTTAAAGACATACAAAAAGCAGATTTTGAATATAAAAATACTCAGCGAGATTTTAATAAAGAAGCTGTACGTGTTGCTGGAAGTATGTTCCCTGATACTCCATTCAATTCACTTAATAATATACAGCTTGGACAACTACAAACAAAACTAGATCAGCTTGAGATTGCTAAACGTAAAGCGGGTGCTACTACTATCAATATGCCTAGTGAGTCTGAGCGTACTGCTGGATATTTAATAAGTCGCGCTCAAAATTCAGCTAATCAGTATGAAATTGCAATTGGAAAAACTCCTAGTGCAGCATCACCTAATTTTGCTGCTGAAGTAATTAAAAATGTAACTGGTTCAGATTATCTCAAAAACCTAGCAAACCCTGAAGCACGTCAACAAGTAGAGGCAGCGCAACTTGATATGCTAGATGCTTTTTTAACGCTTGGAACTGGTGCGGCTTATACAAGAGAGCAGTTAGAGGGTTATAGAAAATCTTATTTCCCACAATTGAATGATAAGCCAGCAACAATTTCTGATAAAGCTAAAAGACTTAAAAATCTAATTAATGCTGGAATGATTAAAGCAGGTAGGGCAGCACCTAATGCTATTCCTCAGCTTGATCTTGATGCTGCTGTACAGCAAGAGCTTGAGCGTAGAAAGGGTAAGTAATGGATTTATCTAAAATCTCTACTAAAGACTTGGAATATATAAAGGCTGGCAAGTTAGATAAAGTATCAACTGCTGGCCTTCAAGCATTTGCAGAGGCTCAAGGTATGCCAACAACTCCGCAGCCTTCTATAGTTGCCCCTGTTGAGTATTCTCCTATGGCTGAGACTATTAGGGCTGCTGCTGGTGGACTTACATTTCAATCTGCTGATGAGTTAGAAGCTGCTATTCGTTCTGGTGCTATTAGTGGGCCTGAATACACAAAGATAAGAGATCAACTAAGAGCGCAACAAGGTCAATTCCGTCAAGAAAGGCCAGGTCAGGCTTTAACTTCTGAAATAGCTGGTGGTTTAGCTGCTCCTTTAGGTGTTATTGCAAAGCCTATCACGCGTGGTTTAGGTATGGTTGGTGATGTCGCTCTTGGTGCTGGTATGGGTGCGGCTACTGGTGCAGGTATGGCTCCAGAGTTACAAGATATTGCTGGTCAGGCTGTACTAGGTGGATTAGTTGGAGGTGGTGGAACTGCTGCGCTTAGTGGTGCTGGTAGATTGCTTGCTCCTAATATCCGTCCTGAAGCTGCTGCATTACGTGAACAAGGTATTCCATTAACGCCTGGTTCAGCATTTGGTGGTCGTATTCAGCAAGTAGAACAAGCTGCTGAGAGTTTGCCTATTATTGGTAGGGTTGTTAGTGGAGCGCGTGAACAGCAATACGAAAAGTTTAATACTGCTGCGTATAACAAGGTTCTTAGAAACCTTAGCCCTAACTTAAAGGTTCCTGAGAACGCTGTAGGTAGAGATGCTTTTAAATTTGTTGAGGATGCTATCGGAGCACAGTATCAGGCTGTCGTTCCAAAACTAAAAATTGAATATACTCCACGAGTAGATAAAGCATTTGACGCTGTGAAAAACAAGTACGCAAAAGGTAAACTACCACCTAGTTTGCAGAAAGAATTTTCTACTTATGTTGATGGTTTAAAAACTGATTTTAGTGCAACTCAAGTGATGTCAGGCACAAGAGCACAAGCAATTAAACAAGACTTAGGTAATACAGCTAATGCTTATGCTACTTCTCAAGGTTCTGAGCGACTATTGTCTGATGCTTATCGTGATTTGCAGCGTGTATATATGACACAAATGAAGAACCAGAATCCTAAATTTGCTCAAGATTTAAATAAAGCAGATTCAGCATTTAAAGACTTTGTACGAGTTCAGACAGCTATGGCAAAGACTAGAGGTGAAGAAGGTATCTTTACTCCTGCTCAATTAGAGGCTGCTGTGCGTCAATCAGATAGATCAGCACGTAAAGGTGCGTTCGCTCGTGGTGCTGCTCCGATGCAGGATTTGTCAGGTACAGCTATGTCGGTACTAGGCTCTAAAGTTCCTGATAGTGGTACTGCTGCGCGTGGTATGACAGGTGCTTTATTAACAGGTGGTGCTTCTTATGTTGACCCTATGATGGGTGCATTAACAGGGTTAGCCACATTGCCATATTATAAATACGGTGAAAAAGCGATGTTTTCACCTAGAAACCCAACATTTTCAGAGGCAGTACAAAGAGCTAGAACTGCTGCACCGTTTGCTGTTCCTGGCTTACTAGGCTTGACTCAATAGGAATAAATCATGGCAAAGACAAAGATTAGTGAATTTGATGCAAACCCTGCACTTAATACCGATATTGACAGTATTAACATCGCGGAAGGGTGCGCCCCAAGCGGAATTAATAACGCTATTCGGGAATTAATGTCACAATTGAAAGATCAGCAAACAGGCACGTCAGGCGATAGCTTTACTGTCGGTGGGAATCTAACTGTTTTAGCTCAGGGTGATGTCAGACTATCTGATTCGGATTCATCTAATTATGTTGCATTGCAAGCACCGACTACATTGGCTGCGAACTATACGCTAACGCTACCTACTGCTTTAGGAACTAATGGTCAACTAATTAGTACAGATGGCTCTGGTAATCTTGGATACGCAACGGCTTCTGTAACTGGCTCAGTAACTACATTTTCATCTAATGGTACGTTTGCTAAAAAAGCCACTGATGTATTTGTAATGGTAGAACTATGGGCTGGTGGTGGTGGAGGCGGCAGTGGTAGAAAAGGTGCTGTAAATGCTGATGGTGGAGGTGGAGGTGGAGGTGGGTCTTATGTAACTCGTATATTCCCTGCTGCTGATTTACCATCGACGGTATCTATAACTATCGGAGCAGGTGGTGCTGGCGGGGTTGCTCAAACAGCTTCAGATACTGCTGGAAATAATGGATCAAACGGTGGTGATACAACATTTGGCACACTTTTATCTGCATACGGTGGCGGTGGTGGCCCTGGTGGGGTTGATGGTGCTGGAGGTACTAATACGAACGGCGGCGGTGGTGGCGGTACACTAAGTGCTGGTAGTGGTGGGACTTCTGGTTCACCTAATGATACAGGTGGATTTGGTGGTGGAGCAAGTAGTGCTGGCGCAGGTTATGGCGGCGGTGGTGGCGGTACAGGTGGCTATGCTGGCGCAGGTGGTGGAGGTTCGTCATTTCAAGGTGGCCCTGCTGGTGGTGGTGGCGGTGGTGCTTCATTTGGCGGTGGTGGCTCTGCATCAAATGCTGGTGGCCCTGGTGGAAGTTCTTCAGGAAATGCTGGCGGTGGTGGTGCTGGCGGTACGTCTGGAGGTGGCGCAGGTGTTGCTGGAGTAGGTCGACAAGGTGGCGGTGGCGGCGGCTCAAATCCATCTGGTGTTGGTGGTTCTGGTGGTGCTGGCGGTGCATTTGGTGCTGGTGGTGGTGGTGGAGGAGGTAGTGGTAATAATAGCGGCAATAGTGGAGCAGGTGGGGCAGGTGCAGCAGGATATGCTCGTGTTTACACGTGGTGATTGCTATGGACAAAATACAACTAACCGATGAACAGATTGACCATATAGCTGAGAAAGCTGCCGAAGTGGCTTTTAAGAAGATATACGAAGAAGTAGGTCGCTCTGTTGTTAAAAAGATATTCTGGATAGTCGGTGCTGGTGCTCTAGGACTCATGTTCTGGATGGCTGGTAACGGCTCTCTACCGAAATAAAATTGATCCGTTCACTCTACTTGCGCTTGCAAATGCTGCTGTCTCAGCTTGTAAGCAAGGCTGCAAACTTTATAAAGATATTAAAGGTGCGGCTGGAGACGTTAAGGAAGTCTTAGACGATTTAAAAGTTCAATTCTCTAAGATACCTAGTCCTAGTAATCAGCAGAAGATACAGTTTAACGAAGAAGTGCAGAGGGTTCAGCAGATAGCTAAAGCTGATCCTAACGATACGATAACTCAGATAGGTGACCATTTAGGCAAGTTCTTTGATGTATTAGACCAAATTGAAAATATATTTTGGGATGAGGAAAAAAACGCTAAACAGGTCTATAAGGGTGAGTTATCGGTTAGTCGTAGAGCACTACAAAGAGTACTGATTAGATCGCGTTTAGACCAGCTACAAGCCGAGATCAGAGAGGAGATGGTATATAAAACTCCTCCAGAATTAGGTGACTTGTGGACTCGTTTTGAGAAGATGCGTGATAAGGTACTAGCAGAACAGAAGATAGCAAAAGATCAAGAACTACGCGATATACAAAAAGCCGAAGCTAAAAAACGTCGAATGATTAGGGAGATAAAAGAACAGATTACCTACTTTGGTGCTGTTCTTTTTGTCACATTATGGCTAGTAACCGTCCTAGTAATGATAAGGATGAGCCACACGTACCGTGGACTCTCTTGGTATGTTTATTAGTAATGGCTTTGGTAATTGTTATTGCATTGCCTATCGTTGGCATTACGTTGATGGATGCAAATAACGCTACCAATGCTGCTCTAACTGAGGTTAGGCGTATGCGTGAACTTAGATTACAAATACTGAAGGAAAGAGATGATAACCGTCAGTCAATTGAAGCAACTCCTCCCTAAAAATCCGTATGTCGAACATTGGCATCATGCTTTGTCTCAGTTGTTTCCTGAGTACGACATTAGTACCCCTCATCGTATGGCTGCTTTCATAGCTCAGTGTGCTCATGAGTCTGGTGGGTTTATGGTTCTTAAAGAGAATCTAAATTACAAGGCTTCATCATTACGTAAGATTTTTCCTAAATACTTTTATAACGATCAGATAGCTCAGGAATACGCCTCTAAGCCTAATAAGCAGGAGGCTATAGCGTCTAGGATTTACGCTAGTCGTATGGGTAATGGCGATGAGGCTAGTAAAGAAGGGTTCAAATTTTGCGGAAGAGGATTAATCCAGCTAACTGGTCGCTCAAACTATCAAGCCTTTGCTGATTCGTTAGAGATGAGTATTGACGATGTACCTGAGTATCTAGCCACGTTTGAAGGTGCTGCTCAGTCTGCTTGCTGGTTTTGGGAGACTAATAAACTAAATCAATGGGCTGATAAGGGCGACATTCTTACATTAACGAAACGTATTAACGGTGGCACTATTGGACTCGAAGATAGGATCAAACACTATGAACACGCGCTACATATTATTGGTGCTTAGTCTATTAGCTGGTTGTGAGGATCGCTTTAGGTATCCTTGCCAAGACCCTAAGAACTTTGAAGCTGCTGAGTGTAAGCCTCCTATATGCACTGCTACTCAAACCTGTCCTGACGATGTAACGAAACCTGAGAAGGTGGCTAAATGACTGAAGAAACTCTTAATGCTTGGCTAAAGTTTGCTATTGGCATCTGCTTTTGCATGATCTTAATGATGATGGCTAGTTTATCTATGTATAGCGTTGTATTTGTAACACAGCCTATGAGTGGCATGGCTCCAGCAGATAAGCAATTTTTCTTGCTACTTTCTGACATGAGTAAGTACATTCTTGGTGCTCTAGCTACATTAATAGCTGTAAAGGGTAAGGATGCATTGCCACAGTTTGTGCCGCCACCATCAAGCATAGAGAAACAGGCTACTGAGCAACCTATCAAACCGATAGTTACAACAACAACAACAGTTGTACGTCAAGAACCATCGTTAGAGCCTTTATCGTCTGCTGTATCTGTTGGTTTTGGCGGTAAGGCTGCTCCACCTGCTGCACCACAACCGGAGATTTAATTATGAGAATTGCGCTGATAACTTTACTGATGCTGACTGTTAATCTTGTATTTGCTGGTGGTGAAATGAAGAAGGTCTGCCACGATGAGAAGGGCAAGCAAGTATGCAAGACTATCAAGGTTCATAAGAAATTAGAAGGTACTAAAGTTCCTACTAAATGAACCCCTACTTTATAGCTGGTACTGTTATAGCGGTGGCCTGTGCGTATGGTGCAGGTCATTGGCAGGGTGATACAGCAGGTCAAGCTAAAGTACAGCAGCAATGGGATAAAGAGAAGGCTAAGTTAGCTGATGAATATGCGGCTAATGTTGCTCTCATGCGTGAAAAAGAGCAGGTAATGCAAGGCAATGCAGACAAGCTACGAGAGGATAAGAATCGTGAACTTAGAGAGGCTAATGCTCGTAATACCGCTTTGCTTAACAGCTTGCAGCACCGTCCAAACCGCACCGAGAGTAGTGGAGTGTCCACGACTACCAGCAATGGAACAAATGGCTGTACCGGAAAAGAGCTTTACAGAGAGGATGGGGCTGTTCTTATCGGGATCGCTAGAGAAGCAGACGAACTCAGAATCTCCCTCAAGCAGTGTTACTCCCAATACGAAACAATTAGAAAAGAACTAAATGGCAAATAAGATTCCTAATGACTGTATGCCAGCTTGTTTTTCATGTGCTTTCTTTGACATTGAACCTAAAGATGATCTAGGCGTATGCCGTAGGTATCCACCGACATTATTTCAGATAGAAGATGAATACGACAGTTGCTATCCTGTAACTGAACGAACGGACTGGTGCGGTGAGTTTATTCGTAAGGTAAATTGAAATCATGCAAAAAGTATCGGAAGAAGAGTTTATTGAGCTATGGAATAAGTACGGTTCAGCAACAAAGATAGCATCAATATTAGACATTGGCGTTAGATCGGTTTTTAATAGAAGAAGAGAAATAGAGGCAAGAACAGGCCAAGTATTACAGGCTACTGATCCACGTACTGCAAACTTCTCAATTACTTACCCTGGTAATGGCGTTAGAGCCAGAGCAAAAATAGAGAATGGTGTAATTATGGTGGCATCAGACTGCCACTATTACCCTGGAATTATATCAACGGCTCATAAGGCATTTGTCCATCTAATCAAAGAACTCAAGCCTAAACTAGTCGTTATGAACGGCGATGTATTTGATGGTGCATCAGCATCTAGGCATGACCCTATCGGCTGGCAGCAGACTCCCACAGTAAAGCAGGAACTAGAAGCCTGTCACGACCGTCTAAATGAGGTTGAGAGCGCGTCTAAGAGTGCTGTCCTACACTGGACATGGGGTAATCACGATATGCGCTTTAACACTCGTCTAGCGTCTCAGGTTGGTGACTCTTTTAAAGGTGTACAAGGCTTTAATCTATCGGATCACTTCCCACGATGGAAGTTTAGTACGTCGTTAATGGTCAACGAGCATACGATGATTAAACACAGGTGGCATAACGGTATTCATGCTATTCATAATAATGTATTGAAATCAGGTGTGTCGTTTGTTACAGGACATTTGCACTCATTAAAGGTTACTCCGTGGACAGACTTCAGCTCTGAAAAAACTAGGTACGGTGTAGACACAGGAACACTAGCTAATATTGATGATCCTAGTTTCGATTATGCAGAAGATTCACCTAAGAACTGGCGGTCAGGATTTGCCATTTTGACATTTTGGAATGGTAAATTAATGCCACCAGAACTGTGCGAGGTTATCTCCGAAGGGTTAGTGTACTTCAGGGGGCAGGTGATTGAAGTTCCCTGTCTTTAATTTGCAAGTAAGCTGACTTTAAACAATGTGTCATAGTGACATTTTCAATAGTAGCAATATTGATGAGACATACAAGAACGTCGCCAATTCCATCAATAATTGATCTACGGTCGCGCTGGATAAGTGCTGTGTGGAGTTCATGCATTTCCTCTTGGGCTTTACGATATTGAGCTATTGATGTGCTATTCGGTATAATTCCACGAGCTTCAGACCACCGAATAACGTCCATTTCTGTTTCATTCCAACTCAAGTTACTCTCCTTTTAAGTAATGCATCATTTCAGCATTGAGTTTAGCTTGCGCCCACTTAGTAGGGCCTGATAGTTGCATTAATGCTAATGAAAACATAACAAAATTGTTAAGTTTCTCTAGTTCAAGCTCATCAACTTCTCCTCTACGAATCCCGTCTATAACATTCATTACTCCTATACGGTTTCCATCGATAACTGCTTGCCAGTTATAATCTATTTTGTTTTTTTGCATTTTTAATTATTAGTGTAAATTTTAGATTCCCATTTAGTACATAGGGTTATCCCATGCGTCTACCGATGGGGATAGATGTTGCGTACCTCTTGCTTTGCGTAAGCGGAATTTAAAAAAATTTATTAGTTCAGGTTCATTACGCGCAAGTTCTCTTGCATACAACGCACGGTAATTATTATTTAACTTAAATCCTTCTGTATCTTTGGATATTAACGAGGCTTCGTACCGTAATGTTTCGTACAGCCCACCTATACCATAATGATTTATCCCTGCGCTACGCATCGCTAATGCAAGGTCGCGTAACCGCGTATATACCCACGGATTCTCTAAATGAAATGTCGCAAAGTTTGCCGCTATATGGTCTGTGCTCATTTACATATCCTTTTCTTAGCTTCTTTTAAATTAGATTCCATTAACCAAGAGACGCACTGAGAATCGATAGCAAGGGCCGTAGAACCGTCTGTATAGCCTTTTCTATAGGCTGTCTGTACCCGACTATCAACCATGCTAGAAAACAGCCATATAGCCCCTAAAACAGACACTATAAAGATTAATATTTTCATAATAGTTCACGTATTTCCTTAACTGGCATATTAAAAGTCTCGTGGATGCGTAGAATTATTTCGGCAGAGACACTTACTCGACCACTACGAATCTTGCTAATCGTAGGTGGTGGTACGTCCAGCTTTCTACTCAGTTCAGCGTCACTCTTAATTGAATGGCGTTCTTTAATCGTGTCTAGCAGTTTCATATATTTCCTAGAATAAAAAGACAGGGGCCGAAACCCCTGTTAAGTCCCCACAGGAGGATGGGGAAGAGACTCAATAATAAAAGTTGCTTGCTAGAAAGGAATACTATCGTCCATATCAACCTGCTTTGCAGGCTTGTTAACGGGCTTAGGAGCCGCGTCAGTCTTAGGGCGTACCGATAGACTAAAGAACTTCTTTGCGTCCTTCTTAGATTCTTTTAGCCAGCCTGAGAGCCAGTAATCCACACCACCTACATTAACGCTACCAGAATAGTCTGGATGATTGTCTGAGCTTTTATTCTCATTTCGGTATAAAACTCCGCGATCAGTATTATCGAATTCCATATTATTTCCCTATTGAAAATTTCTTAATTGCGCTACGCTCTTTACTATCTAACCTACTCCAAAATGCAGTCTTAGAATCTGCGTCAAACTCTTGTAAGTTAATGTAATCAATGGCTCCCTGAAGATCGTCTCTTTGCAATAGAACACGTACATCCATTGCAATATCCTCAATTAGCTCTTGAGTCTTTAAATCCATGCTATCGAATACGTCAACGGTTACAGGCTTGGCTGACTTAGGCTC